TGTGGGATCCAAGAGTGCACGAAATACTGCACCTTGGACCAATAAACAGCGCAGAATTCGATCGGCCAAACCCCAGTCACCCATCGTGGTCCAAAAGACAACTCCCGTCCCTAGTGCGCGAATTCCTCGCCCTGCCGGAGATGTCTTGGCTAAACGACCTTCAACCGCTGCCATTCGAGGAATGGGTGGTGCGCTTTCCGGAAAGAAGACGAATTGAGCTTCGGGAAGCCCGTGACTGGGTCTTGCAAAATGGTATCAACGAATCAGATGCCACCTTGCAAGTGTTCATGAAGATGGAATCTTCCACTACAGGGACGGACCCGCGGAATATCTCACCGCGATCTCCCCGATTCCTATCCATCTTCGGACCCTACATGGCCGCTGTTGAGAAAGCAGCCATTAATGCCCCTTTCCTCGTGAAGGGGCTTTCACCGGCCAAGAGAGCAGAGATACTCTCCGAATACGCTGGTGTTTCTGCCATCGAGACGGATTTCTCCCGTTTCGACATGACAGTGAGTGAAGAAATGATTCACCACTTCGAGAGGAAGTGGATTGATCATGCTTTCTGCCTCAAGAACCACCCCGACTTCGCCGCCTGCGTGTCTATGCTCTCCCTGATGAAAGGAAACAGCTCGCTTGGCGTCGGTTACGCCGTCAAAGGGACGCGCGCGTCTGGGGATGCTCACACATCTATCGCCAACGGGCTGCTCAATTACTTTGTAATTTGGGTTTGCCTGAAGAACCTGCCCGCGACGTGGAAGTCGTGGCATGAGGGTGACGACGGACGAATCTCTTGTCCCACTCACCTTTTGTCGCAGGCTGTCGACAACCTCCGCTTCGCGGCCATCCTCGGCTTCAAGCTCAAAGTGATTGTTCACCTTGATCCTAGCCAGGCCGTGTTTTGTGGGAGGAGAGTGTGTGAGTGTGGTGTCGAACAAGCCGATGTGCCCAGAGCACTGGCGAAGTTCCACACCACAGTCAAGGAAGGCGATGAGATGTCCCTGGTGCTTGCCAAGGCGTACTCATATCGGTTCACAGACGGTGCTACCCCCATCATCGGTACACTGTGTCAAGCCCTCATTGATAATCTTGAGGGGAAAGTGAACCCTAGAAAGCTCAGGCGCCGTATCGCCTGTCTTCGCGGTTTTGAACGCGGACGGATTGTTTTGGGGCAGGCAGCTGCCACAAAGCCACCGGCACCTTGCTGCCGGGCCTTGCTTGCCGTCGCAACTGGCTGGAGTGTAGCACTTCAGATCGCGTTCGAGACCGAACTGTCAGCATGGGCTGACGTCATCACTAATGTGGAGCCGCTTGCTACCGACACCACATTGTGCTCGACACCCGACATGATTTTGTACGACTAGGATAACATGGGCAGTGGGCCGACCATAGTCAGATCTAGGCCCACCCCCATACTGTAGTGACACCGTTTAACGACCCGTTACTACTGCCCTAGCCTATCACTCGATAGACAAACCATGTACTTTTCCCTCACATTAAAGCAAATCAACCGTAATTTCGAAAATGCCAGGAAAAAGAAACAATCAGCAGCCCAAGCAGAAAAAGCAGCAGACCGGAAAAGGTACCGCCAGGCGATCAAAGCAAACGCAATTAGTCGCCAGCAACTCCTCCGCATCCACCAGAAACAATGTTTCAGTTGGTAGGCCAGTTTCCGATCACACCACCCGGATACGGGGAAAGGATTACTTACGAAAGCTAACCCTCAAAGCGGCACCCGCTAGTGCCGCCGAGAGGATCTTGGCTACCTTCCCCGTCACTCCGTCTGGCTACGCTGGCACCAGGGTAACACAACTCTCACCTCTGTGGGAGCGTTACCGCTTCGATGCCGCCTCTGCACGGTTTGTCACCTCACTGCCCACCAGCGTGAGTTGCCAACTGTGCATGTACATCGACACCGACCCATCTGATGATCCCCTGATTATCACAGATGTGGAAGCACTCGTGCGCCAAGCCGTTTCGGCCGCTGGTTCCCGGGTCTGGAATGCCTCCGTGAGTCAGAGTGTGCCATTGGTCGTCCGTCGTGATGGCCAGTTGTACTACACTGGTAACACAAAAGAGAACGTTAGGCTGACACAGTCTGGCGTGGGTTACATCATCCAAGTAACCAACCCCCTCAATGCGTTGGGCCAAGAGCTCGAAAATGATCTTGAGGCTGGTTCTCTGTACTTAGACTGGGACGTCACTTTTAGTGTTCCCCAGATCGAAC